TTTCGTAATGATGGCGAAAATGAAACCCCAATAACACATCAAGATACTGACAATACTAAATTTGATTATTTACCTGTTGATTTGTGGCAGAAATACGCTAGTCCTGTTTGGTATGATATTGACTATTCAAGAACATTACAATACCGCTCAGGTCGTGATGGTAACGATGAAAAACATATATGTCCGTTACAACTTGATACTATTCAAAGGATAATACATTTGTATTCTAATGAGGGCGAAACTGTTTTTAGTCCATTTGGCGGTATTGGTTCAGAGGGTTTTCAAGCGTTAAAGATGAATAGAAAATCTATATCAATAGAATTAAAAGAGTCTTATTTTAAAATCAATGCTAAAAACCATAGAGATATAGTTGAAGAAAAACAAAGCGTATTATCATTATTTTAATTTGATTATATAAAAAGTTTTAATTATATTTGCATAGATTTTCAGTAGTGCATGACTGATAAAAAATCAAACTTATTAACCTCGTCTGTAAGTAGCGATGCACCGCTCTTACGGATTGAGGTTTTTTTTATAACAAAAAATGGCAGAAAATAAAAAATCATTTGTTCTTTATGCTGACTTATTAAAAAGTATTGAGCATTTAACGAATGAAGAAAAAGGAATATTATTTAATCATTTGCTAGAATATGTAAATGATAAGAACCCTATTTTAGAAGATAGATTAGTACTAACTGCATGGAAACCTATTGAATTACAACTTAAAAGAGATTTAGTAAAGTTTGAAGAAGTAAGGGTTAAAAGAAGTGAGGCAGGTAAAAAAAGTGCTGAATTAAAGGCTCAACAAAATTTAACAAATTTAACACATGTTGAAAGTGTTCAACAAACCTCAACAAATTCAACTGATAATGTAAATGATAATGTAAATGATAATGTAATTAATAATAAGATAGAGAGTCGCAAATTAAAATTTGCTAACACACTCAAACCTTTTTTAGAAACTTACGGAAAAGAAATGATTAGAAAGTTTTACGACTATTGGACTGAACCTAACAAATCAAATACTAAATTTAAAATGGAATTAGAAAAGACATGGAGTTTAGAACGAAGATTAGAAACATGGGCAACAAGGGAAAAAGACTTTACAAAAGACAAACCACAACCGATTAACAACTATCCTAAATTAAAATGAATACACCACCAAGCGCAATAGACTTTGAAGAGGCTATATTAGGCTCTCTCATGTTAGATAAACATTGTATAGACAAATGTACTGACATCACACCACAAATGTTTTTTAAAGAAGAACATCGAATTATATTTAGTAATATTTTAAAGTTACTTAGTGATAATAAACCGATTGACTTCTTATCAATTTCTCAATCACTTAAAGACAACGGACAACTTGAACAGATTGGAGGCTTACAAACTTTAGTATTTATAACGTCAAAAATTAGTTCAAGTGCAAATATAGAATATCAAAAAAGCATTTTAATACAGAAGTTTGTGCAAAGGGAATTAATGAGAGTATGTCAACAAGCTATGCATAAAATATGGAACGATGGCATAGACCCTTTTAAAGAGAAAGATTTAATAATAAAAGAACTTGAAGATTTAAACGCATCAAAAAGTTTATCTTTCAAAAAGTTAGATTTAATAGTTGATGAAACTTTAACCTTGTTAGAAAATATACAAAGTCAAGATAGTTTAATAACGGGATTAGATACAGGTTATTTAACTTTAAACAAGTACTTAAATGGGTGGCAAAACTCAGACTTAGTAATTATAGGTGCAAGGCCTGCAACGGGTAAGACTGCATTTTGTTTGAACTTAGTAACTAACATAGTAAGAATGAATATACCATGTGCTGTATTTTCGCTTGAGATGAGTTCTAAACAATTAGTAGATAGGTTGATAAGCAATGTTTCAAATATTGAGGCATACAGGCTAAAAAGTGGGGATTTAACAGAAAGTAATTGGACAACATTACATACTCAGCAATGGACATTCCCTTTATACATAGACGACACCGCAAGTTTAAACATTTTAGACTTTAAAGCACGTGCAAGACGAATGGTAAAAGATTTAGGAGTTAAATTTATTGTTGTGGATTATCTACAACTTATGACTACATACGATACAGGAAACAGAGAGCAACAATTAGGCTCAATATCAAGGGGTTTAAAAGCGACTGCAAAAGAATTGAACATTCCGATTATTGCATTGGCTCAGTTAAGTAGAGATGTAGAAAAAAGTAATCGTTTACCAATGTTATCAGACCTAAGAGAGTCAGGTTCAATAGAACAAGATGCAGACATAGTTATGTTTTTGCACAATCAAACAGACCCAATGAATGAAATAGTTGAAGTATCGGTAGTAGTCGCTAAACATCGAGCAGGTCAAGTAGGGTTGATTGATTTTGAATTTCAAAAGGGGTATCAAAGATTTATAGAAAAGTAATTATGAAACAAAAAACTTGTAAAATATGTAAAGCTAAATTTACAAACATTTATTATCCATTAGCAGTTGTATGCAACCCAATATGCGCACAAAAATATTCTGCAATACATTTAAAAAAATCAGAATTAAAAAAAGAAAGGATTAAAAAAAAAGAAAATAAAGTTAAGAAGTTGGAATTGAAACCTAAAAGTTATTGGTTAGCTATACTGCAAAAAGAAATTAATCAGATAGTAAGGTTAATAGATAAGGGTTGCCCATGTATATCAAGTGGACGACCATATCGTACGGATGACCAATGCGGTCACTATTTTAGTATCGGTTCTACACCTGCACTTAGGTTCAATCTTTTAAACCTTTGGAGTCAAAGTATTAAAGACAACATGCACAATAGTGGAAACCTACTAAATTATCGTGAGCAGTTGGTTAAATTCGACATTATAGACTTAATTGAGGATGAAAAGCGAAAATATCCAACATTAAAACTCAGTATTGAAGAAATAAAAGAGGCTATTTCTAAGGCTAAAATTGTAAAAAAATTAATGATTGACAAAAATAATGACGTTTTTGCACCCCGTTCTGTTCAAAATAGAGTGAATTTAAGGGTAGAATTTAACAAATATTTAGAAATTTATAAGTAGTAAACCTTAATAAAATCAAGGCATTGCAAACTATTTAAAAAAAAATTAAAAAATAATTTGCAAATATAAAATTAACTATTATCTTTGTGCCATGAATAACGAATTAAAAAACCTAATCGAAAAATCTTTAGACAAAGTCTATAAAGATTACATGAATGACAAAGTAGAAATTGTCTACACTCCTGAGTTCCTTATAGAACTATTGCAGGAAATTAAACAAGTATCAAGTAGAGAGGAGGTAGCGAATGTCTAAATCAGTATTTAACACCTTAGCCTCAATAGATTGCAATGGCAAAGTTGAAAAGAAAAACGGACTAACTTACCTCAGTTGGATATGGGCTTGGTCGGAAGTTAAAAAGGTTTACCCATCAGCAAACTATCGAGTAGTAAACTTTGAGGGTAAGCCTTACCTATTTGATGAACACTTAGGATACTTAGTTCAAACCGAAGTAACCATTGAGGGCGAAACAATCCCGATGCAGTTGCCTGTAATGGACGGGGCAAACAAAGCACAGGCACATGTATCATATAGTTATAAAACTAAGTTTGGGGAAAAGTGGGTAGAACGTGCTACAATGTTTGACATAAACACCGCAATAATGAGATGCTTAACTAAAAATTTAGCCATGTTTGGTTTAGGTTCTTATATCTATGCAGGTGAGGATTTGCCAATGGTAGAAACTGAGGTTGACTTATCAGCTATTCAAATCAAAGTAGATAATTGCACTACCTTAGATGAGTTGCAAATGTTATACGATGTACTTGAACCATCAGAGAAAAGCAAAGCAAAGGCACTATTCACTAAAAAAAGAATACAAATCAATGGATAGAAAAGGAATGTTTACCGCAAGTCGAATAGGCGACTTGCTAGCAGGTGGCACAGGTAAAACCAAACTAAACTATATCTTTGACATAGCTTTAGATTTACATGGCTTAAAAAAAGAAGTAAGCACTAAGGCTATGGAACATGGAATAGTGAATGAAAGGTCAGCAATAGACATATTAATTTCAATTCATGGAGGCAAAGCAAACCTAAACGAAGTAGGTAGTCAGACATTTTATAAAGTGAATGACAAATTAGGTGCTACTCCTGATGCTTTAAGTAGTGATTGGGTTGGAGATGCAAAGTGTCAATTTAATATATTTAATTTTGTTGAACAGAACGATAAACTTGCAAAGAAGTACTACCTACAAGTCCACACTCAAATGATGGCTCTCAATGTAAATAAAGGGTATTTAATCAACTATCTAACTAAACCTGAGGAATGGGGGCAAGATGATTGGACTGAGTATCCGTTTCCATTAGAAGATAGATACTTTATTCATGAGATAGAAAGAGATGAGTCAGTATGTGAGGAAATCCTGCAAGCCTGTGAAACTAATTACCCATTAATAGATGTTGCTTATCAAATGCAAGGAAGTGCTACTTTAATGGATAGTGATGAGTTCTTTTATAGTCAGTTAGTAGGTCGCCAAAGGTATTTAAAACTTAAAGAAGTTAATTGGGTAACCAATGAAAGAGAAGTGATTAGACATGAGTCAGACTTCTATGTAAAAAAATAAATAAAAAATAATTAGGATATATTAAAACTTTAATATTATATTTGCATCATGAAAAACAAACAACACACATTTCACTTTTGGTCATTATTAATAGACGAGTATTTAGAAGTAACCTTTGAGTATTGGAAAGACCTTAACGAGTTTGACCAATCACAATTATACTTTCAAGTAACCGAAATTAACTCAGGTGCTGAAGTGCCAAACAAAGTTAAAGAGGAAATAGACGAGTACATTAACAATGAAATTTACAACTTATTAAACGATTAAAATGAGTACATCAGCAAAAACAAAAAGCCTACAAGCCGACAACATTGCCTCACATAAGGCTCAAGTGTTAGCTATTTTTAAAATCAATGAGGATTGCACCTTTACATCTAACGACATCGACAGGATAACCAATCGCAAAGGTTCAGAAAGAAGAATATCAGAGTTACTATCTGAGGGTTTAATCTTACGATGTGGCGAAATAAGACTCAATAAAAAGGTTGTTAATTTTTATCAACTAACTCAACCTCACTTAGTAGAAACGGCAAAGCAACATGAGTATAACAAAGCGTTCCAAAGATGGTATAAACAAGCAGATAAATTTAGAGATAAAATCAAAATAGAATTATTATAATGAGACACTTAATAGAATTAACTAACCTACATTGCACTCACGGGATTATGCAATACTACATCACAGGTGTTTGCTCAGTAATAAGTGAGGGCGAAACATTTAAACTTGAGGGTGTAAATTTAAGCCATGTTAAAGTAGAGTTTGGATATACAGACTTAACATCAGACTTTGGTGGGTATTACTTACAACCTAATCAAGTAGACAATTTAGAAAATAGATTGATGGACTATCCTCAATTCATTTGGTTTATAAAAGAAAAAATAAAAGAAAAACAATTATGACACAATTAGACAGACAAATACACATCAATCAGCAAAGGCTATTAAGGTTGTATGCTAAAAAACAAACAGAGGTTTCATTCGTTGCTTTACTAGACTATGAGAAAGTAATACAAGTAATCAATAGTGTAGTAGGGGTTGACATTACCAAGCGTACAAGGTTTAAATGGTATGTTATTGGGCGTACTTTCTTCTACAAGATAATGAGAGAGAATACGGATAGAAGTTTAAAGAACATCTCAGCCTTATTAATCAATCAAGACCACGCTACTTTAATACATCATTTGCAAGACTTTGATAATCGTTACTCATTTGAGAAAGATTTTAGAAAAGCCTATGACGAAGTAGATAAAAGAATAAAAGCATTAAACCAAGTACAAACATCATGAATGACTCAGTAATATTCGGACAATTAATAACTCCGATTAAACCGATTAAATTTAAAACAACTATTGCTAAACCCTGCAAGTCTTTCGAGGTTTGGGTAAGGTATCATCAAATGAAAAACAAAACAAAGATTAGATTGAGTAACGAATGTTAATAAAAATATTTTATAATTAAAATTTATATAGTAGTTTTGTATCGACTTGGTTGGCGTAAGTGGGAATGAATACCACCATTTGAGTAACGTGCTATTTTATAGTAGATAAAGGTGCAAGTCCTTTACCAAGTCCAAATAAATAAAGTAATGAAAAAAGAAACATACATAAACAACAGAAAAAACTGCGGTCGCAAACCTATGGATTGGATTGACAAAAAAAGTCAAATTCAACTAACTATTCCTAATGACTTAGTCTTTAAACTAACAGAACAACAAGGCGACAATGGAAAGAGAGCTATGGCTAAGTTAATGCAAACTAATTTAACTAAGGTAATAGACTTAATTGCTAACTAAAGATAACATATTGACCATTTATAACTCACCTGACCTTATAAAAGTATGCAAGAAATTATACGGACAAGATTGGGAAGAGTTAAGGTCAATAGTTATCGAAAGAATAATCCACAAAACCGAGTTAGAGAATAACAACATGATAGCCTACTCTATTCAATGTGCTTATAATAGTTTTAAGAACAACATTAAGAAAGATAGCTTAATGGTAAGTGGTTTAAGTTTAGCAGGAATAGAAAATCCAAAGAGTGAAATTGAATATAAGGAGTATTTTGAGTTTGCATTAGATAAGTTGACCGAGAAAGTAAATGCTGACAAAAACGATTTCAAGCGAATGTATTGGGCTAATATTTATGACATCTTGATAAGACATAAAGGAAACATTTTAAAGGCGCAGAGGCAAATTAAACTACCTTATTTTGAAGTTAGAAAAGCAGTCAGAGAGTATGAGGATTATTTAAAAGATTATTTTAAAGATAAGATATGAAAACAATAGACTTTAAACCAATAGAATTAGTAGATGTAGAAGTAACATCAATAGTCTATGATAAGGGGCAACATCACTATTTCAAAAAAGAGTACGACAATAGCCATATAAAAGGCGTAGAGCAACAATCTTACTTGTTTGAGTATAATCCTATGATTGAACTATCAAAGTCTTTCTCAGATGAAAAGTATTACGGGGTGTTTAGTTGGAAGTTTAATAGCAAAACAGGATATACAAAGAACACACTTTACAATGAGTTGGTAAAAAGACACTTTAAAAGATACGACATCATCAATATTTGTCAACCATTGCCCGAACCTTATTTAGAGTTTACCGAAAGTAACCACAAAGGGTTTATGAAATTTTTTAAAGTTATTTGTAAGGAGTTAAATTTAAAAGTCCAAGAACCTAAACACACGATATATGGAAACTTTTTTATTGCAAAAGGCAAAGTTTACAAAGAGTACATTGAAGTCTTAAAGACTGCCATTGAATTAATGGATAGTAAGTACACAGAGTTAGCTTTTAAGGATGCTAAATATCAAAGTGGATTAACACCTGAGCAACTAAAAGAAAGAACGGGTTTAGACTACTATACCTTTCACACATTTATACTTGAAAGATTACTGAGTGTTTGGATAGACAATAAAAGAATAATCACATTAGATTTATGATTACGATTTTTACAATTTGCTACAACGAACAAGTGATACTACCTTACTTTATTAAGTGGTATCGTGATAGGTTTCCTAACTGCAAAATAGTCGTTTATGACAATGAGTCAACCGATGGAACTAAAAACATTTGTTTAAACACGCCTAATCTTCAGTACATCCCTTACCATACAGGTAACAAACTAAGCGACTCTACCTACCTTAAAATCAAAAACAACGCTTGGAAACACGCTGAAACTGATTGGGTAATTGTATGTGATGTAGATGAGTTTTTAAAGTTTGATGAGTCAATGTTGAACTTAGTAGAATTAAACAAGGAAACAATGTTTAAGTCTAAAGGTTTTAATATGTGCAATGTAGATGGGTTAGAAGATATAACCCAAATTAAACATGGTGTAAGGGCAATTCAATACGATAAGACAATACTTTTTAATCGTAAACACTTAACTGAAATAAACTATGGTGCAGGTTGTCATCATTGCGAACCTCAAGGGAATGTACGGGTAAGCATATTAAACCCTCACTTATACCACATGAAGTTTATTGATGTTGATTTATTAGTAAACAAGTATAAATCTTATGCAAGTAGATTATCAGACGAGAATAAAGAAATGAGATGGGGTTACCACTATGAGCAAGAAGAGTGGTTAATCAGAGAGGAATTTAAAAATACATTACAATTAGCAGAAAAAATAAGATGAAAAAAGAAACACTTGAAGAAGCATCTTGGAGGTTCAATCCATTGAAAAAATTAGATGGAGAATTTTTAAGAGATGCGTTTATAAAAGGTGCTAAATGGCAACAAGAAAGAATGGATAGTGAGGAAGAAATGATTAAAGGTATTTGTATGAAAAAAGATAAAAAATTGACATCAACAGAATGGTTATTTGAACAACTTTGGGAAACTCCAAAGGATAAATTAACTTGGAATGCAATATTAGAACAAGCGAAAGAAATGGAAAAAGAACACCATGATAAAACATCGGCAGATTGGTGGAACGAGGGAGCATCTTATATGCACGATGGTGCAAGAAAATACCCAAACTTTGAACAATATTACAAAGAAACTTATGGCAAATAAAAAATTAAAACACAATTACCAATCTATTGAGGGTTGGTTTAATATGGAGGCTCAGTACTTAGAACTACTTAACCATTGCCATGAGGGTGGTACATTTGTAGAGTTAGGTTGCTTTAAGGGTAAGTCAACTTCATTCATAGTGACTGAGATACTTAACCAAAATAGAAAGGTAAACTTTACCACTATTGATAGTTTTGAGGGGCATACAAATAGTTCAGACTCAAATGAGGTTCAAGCGTATAATGGAATAACTAATATTGAGAAAGACTTTATTTTAAACATGGGCAAACTATTAAAGAAGTGTCAGTATAAAAAATGCTTATCACATGAGGGTGCTGATTACTTTGCCGATGGTTCGGTTGATGTTTTATTCGTCGATGCAGGACATAGCTATGAGGCAGTTAAACAAGACATTGAGGCATGGTTACCTAAAATGAAACCTAATGGAATAATGGCAGGACATGACTATACGGCTTGGGCAGGAGTTAAACAAGCAGTAGATGAGAAGTTTGGAATGCCTGATAAAGTTGAAAACGATTGTTGGTTTATTTATTTAGATAGATTATGAACGCAAAAGGAAAAGCAGAAGAACTCTTTATTAAATTTTACCCAAATTGGTATGACAACGGGTTAGTTGCAAAAAGAAAATACGCAAAAGAACACGCATTAATTGCAGTTAATGAAATAATACTTGCAATAAGATTTACAGATGCAAAAAGTGATTTTGGATATGTAGGATATTGGAATGAAGTTAAAAAAGAAATAGAAAAATTATGAGCGAAATATCAAAAACAGGATTTTGGAATGGCAAAACTGCACACCACCACCATGTACACTCAGAGCAGTTAAGTGAATGGATTTGCAAGTTTATTATTGAACAAGAAATATATTCAATGACCGACTTTGGTTGTGGCTTAGGACAATATTGTAATGATGTAGAAAGTCAAACATTGTGTAGTGCATTAGGAGTGGAGGGTTCAAGACCTAAGGAGGCAGTTTTCTATGATATAATTGAAAGAGATTTAACTACTGATTTAACAAGTGATTTTATATTTAGTTGTGATTTAGCAATTAGTTTAGAAGTTGGCGAACATATACCGAAAGAACACATGAAAACTTACTTAGATAACATCACACACTTCCCTGAGGCGTACCTAATCACATCATGGGCAGTTCGTGGTCAAGAAGGTTTTGGTCATGTTAATTGTTTGAATAACGATGAGATACTTCCTGAGTTTGAAAAGCGTGGATTTGTTTTAATGGAAAAGGAAACAGAACAAGCAAGGTCAGTAATAGAGGACAAAGCACATTGGTTCAGAAACACTTTATTTGTTTTAAAAAGAATTTAATTATATTTGTACTATGGCAAAGAAACAAGATTTAGTCATTCAAGCATTAACTGAGTTTCCTAAGTTAAGTAAGTCTGCAATAGTTCGCTACTTATTAGCAACTTACCCTACAATGTTTACTGACTTTGAAAATACAAGGTCAATAGTTAGACAGATGACAGGTTCTAAGGGTACACATTTATTGAAATATAAAAAAGTAGACCACAATCCTGACTTAGCCACTCAGTACAATTTACCACAAAGTAAAGGAGAAAAAAGAAAGTTTGTTGAACTGCCAAAAGAGTGTCACAATATTTTAGTAATTAGTGACATTCATTTTCCTAATCACGATGTTAAGGCATTAGGTAAGGCTTTAGAATACGGAAAAGAAAACAATATTAATTGCATAGTTATCAATGGAGACTTAATGGACAATGAGCCGTTTACTAATCACGATGCCCCACCACCTAATACTTCAGATGTTAGGGATTGGTTTCAAATGACTGAGGATTTTCTTGAGCATTTAGTTGAGGAGTTTAAATGCCCGATATACTTCTTAGAGGGTAATCATGATAATTGGTATATGCGTTACTTAATGAAAAAAGCACCTGTTTTATTCAACGACCAATATTATACACTAAGTGCAAGACTTAAACTAAGAGAGAAAGGAATAGTTTGGGTAAATCAAACAAGTGTATTAATGGCAGGTAAACTACCAATCACACATGGACACATGATAGTAAAAGGTTTCTTTAGTCCTGTTAATCCTGCAAAGGGGGTGTACAATAAGATTAAAGGTTCAATGCTTATCGGACATTGTCACACTACATCAGAACACTCAGAGAGTAATTTGCAAGGGGATTTAAATACTACTTACTCAATCGGTTGTTTATGCACATTAGCCCCCGATTATGACCCGTTTAATTGCAAACATAATTTAGGATTTGCAAGAGTGATAGTACAAGAGAATGGGAATTATAGAGTAGAAAATAAAAGGATAGACCAAAAGACATATGAAGTATACTAATCAAATAATAGCTATACTAATATTTTTTTTAACATTATGGACAATACCATATAGTTTAACTAAAATTATAAAAGGAGAAGATGTTCAAATATTTTTAACAATATTGATGACTCAAATTCCTGCATACATTAAAATGATAAAACACTTATGAAGTATATTAAAAAAACATTAGGATATTCTTTAGGTTATACTTGTTGTATAGCGTATGTATTTATGGTTGTATTAATGATTAAATATATTTGGGAATAATGAAAATAATATTAGGCCAATCGCAAGGCGTAAACTATCATAGACTATTTAATCCGTTTCAATATTTTAAATCGGACTTTGTGGCTCAAGTTACCCAACCTGAGGACATCATAGTTTACAATGTAAGGGGCATACATCAAAGTTTACAATCAATTAAAGAACTTCAAATTAAAGGTAGTAAGGTATGGGTAGATATAGATGATTGGGTAGAGAGACCATTGTGGCATTCAAACAGACAACCTAATGAGTTAGAGATAACAAGTAATATAATTGCACACCTTAGAAACGCAGACATCGTTACAACGGCAAGTAAGAAGTTAAGAGATGAACTATATCGTCAGTTTAATATTCAATCAATCTTAGTTCACAATGCAATAACGACAGGACCGACTCAAGTTGAACATGAGTTATCATTCGGGTGGGTTGGGACGCTCTCACATCATTTAGACCATAGGTTATTAGCTATTCCTTTATTTCACAAGTACAAGGCATCAAGAGTCTTAGGTGGGGCGAGTGGATTTGTCCCTGAATATTGGGAACACTTACAAAGAATATGGAGTGGAAATTGGCAACATGATGTCAAAGTATATGAGGCGGTTGAAGTTGACGACTATATGGATATGTATGGCTTGATTGACTTTGCTTTACTACCGAGCTATGATGACCTATACACATCGTGCAAATCAAATCTTAAGTTATTAGAAAGTGCAGCATCAGGGATACCAATAATAACTAATGGTGGAACTTACTCAGACATAAAGGCTTATCAAGGCATCAGAGTCAATGGAGCGAAAGAGTGGAGGAAATCTATTGAACTACTTATAAGAAGTGAACACCAACGAAATGAATATGCTTTAGGACTTCAAGATTATGCAACGGCATACACAATGCAAAAGTCTTACGATATTCGATGTCAAATAATAAATAGTTTGTTAAATAAAAATTAAATATTATATTTGCAATGTTCTATATTCAAATCGAAATAACTAAGGACAAACCAAAAGAAAAGCCTAAACAGATAAGTGATAATACACCACAACAAAATATAAAAACAACAAAATGACATTTACTGAATACATAAAAACACAAGGCTACGAATTAATCCCAAGAAAAGGCAAAGAGGATGACTTCTCAACAATGGGTGTTTTATCTTCAAGTTATAAAAAGGGAGATGTGGTTATAACATGGGGATTGCATGAGTATGGTAAACCACCATCACTATGTAGTCCAAGACCTTATACTCAAATAGTAACAAAAAAAAATGGATTATATCATTGTCAACAATTTGATGACCATGCAATCGTTGAAAGAATAATGAAGTCAGTAAGTAATGAAGAGTTATTAAAAATGATAGAAACAAATAAATTAAGATTTGAATTTAAACAACAAAATAATAAATAATTATGGGATTTTTAACAGGCTTATTTACAGCCACAATCAAAACAGCATTAACACCAATAGCGGTAGTTAAAGATGCAATTAATGTAGTGACAGATAATGAAGTAGATGCAACTGCAAATCTATTAGGAAGTGCAGCAGAAGATGTAGCAGACTCATTTGATGATTTAGGAGACGGAGAATTATTATAATAAAAACAATATGAGCGACAAAATTTATTGCGGAAACGCTAAAGTAATTGAAACTAAGTTTGGCAAAATGCTAAAAATTAGTTTCTCAAAAAAAGACCTACAAGAACTTAACAAAGCAATGGAGGGCAAAGAGTGGGTAAACTGCAATCTAAAAGAAAAACAAAACAAACAAGAGGGTAAACCAACTCACTACTTAGAACTTGATACTTATGTTAAACCAACGGACTCAAGAAGTCAAGTAAGTGAAAGCGAAAAAACAGACGACCTACCATTTTGAACTAAAGAATTAGAAAAATACGGATGGAAATTAAAGACCCCTTAGAAGATACACCCTTTCACAAACCTGACTTTAGTCACTTGTTAGATAAGATAAACCCCTCACACTATAAGAGGCTACCTAAAGAAACAATAGAACGAATACAAGACAATCTAACAGAGTCAGAGTTCAAAGGTTATCTAAAAGGAAACATCTTAAAGTACCTTGATAGGTATGAGAATAAAAACGGAGTGGAAGATTTAAAGAAAGCGAATTGGTATCTTAATAAATTAATTGAAATAGAAAGTAAATAGATTATGCACCCGACAAGAATATTTGAAAAACCCGAACAATTACAACAAGCATTTGAACAATATAAAGAAAGCCTAAAAGAAGAGGCTAAACAATGGCTTAAAGTTCAATATGTAGGTAAAGACGGAGAAAGAGTAACAGACCCTCAGAAAGTGCCTTATACATTAGAAGGGTTTAAAAGATATTGCAGACAACATTACGGAGAAGTACATCAATATTTCGTAAATAAGGACTCACTTTATAATGACTTCGTACTTATCTGTTCGCACATTAAAGACGAGATAAGAGAAAATCAAATAACAGGAGGCTTGTTAGGGTTCTATAATCCAAGCATAACTCAAAGGTTAAACAACTTAACAGATAAGGTAGAAACAACTATTGTAGAACAGCCTTTATTTCCCGAAACAGAAGAGTAGTGTTTAAGCATACCTCAGCAATAAAGAAGTTAAGACGATTAAAATCCCGTACTAAGATAGTGCAGGGTTCAAGTAGTGCAGGGAAAACTTATGGCATACTTGCAATACTAATTGATAGGGCAACTAAAACCGACAAACTTGAGATAAGTGTAGTATCGGAAACAATCCCACATTTAAGGAGGGGTGCAATGAAAGACTTTCTTAAACTTATGGTTTGGACTAATCGGTTTAACGAGGCACATTGGAATAAGACCTTACTAACTTATACATTTGCAAACGGGTCATACATTGAGTTCTTTTCTGCAGACCAAGAAACAAAGATAAGAGGTGCGAGGCGTGATGTACTTTACATTAATGAGTGCAATAATATTCAGTTTGAAACTTACCACCAATTAAGCATAAGAACTAATAAAGAGGTTTGGTTAGACTATAATCCAAGTAGTGAATTTTGGGCGCATACTGAATTGAAAGGCGAAGTAGATACTGACTTTATTATAATAACCTATCAAGACAATGAGGCACTTGATAAGGCTATTGTAAAGGAAATAGAGAAAGCGAAAGTAAAAGGCGAAACATCGGACTATTGGCGAAATTGGTATCAAGTTTATGGATTAGGTCAGTTAGGACAAGTACAAGGTACTATCTTCACTAATTGGCATCAAATAGACAATGTGCCAACAGATGCAAAGTATATCGGTATGGGTTGCGACTTTGGTTATTCAAATGACCCGACTGCGATTGTAATGGTTTACAAATGGAACAATGAATACATATTAGACGAGATAGCCTATCAAAAAGAATTAAGCAACAAAGCTATTGCAGACATTTTAAAGCCTTATGGTGGTTTAGTAGTGTGTGACTCAGCAGAACCGAAATCAATAGCAGATTTAAGAAGTTACGGAATAAATGCAACTCCCTGTGTAAAGGGTAAGGACTCAATCATAAACGGCATACAAAAGATACAAGCCTTAGATAAAATACACATCACTAAAAGGTCAACTAACTTAATTAAAGAGTTTAGGGGTTATGTTTGGAAAACGGATAGGAACGGAACTGCACTCAACGAACCGATAGATTTTCTAAATCATGGAGTTGATGCGATAAGGTACATCCTTAGTCACGTCATTGTTAGTCCTAATTATGGTAAGTATCATTTAAGGTAACAATAAAAACTTATTAACTTTGTTTTATAATTAATGAATTTCAGCAACGTAACAATATTACAATTCCAAAAACTACAATCCGCGTACAAACACTTCGAGGGCAATGCTTATGAAGTTGGTATGGCTATCTTAGATATATTTGAGGGAGTGCCTAAGACCTTATCAAGTCAATGGCTAGTTAAAGACTATGACAAACGATTAGCTAAGTATCAATTTTTGATAGATGCTAAGATGAAAGATGATGAATGGGTAAAAGAGTTTACATTAAATAACAAGACCTACAAAGTCACTCAACAAGTCCACCATTGGAATGTCGAGCAATGGGTATCAATGGGTACATTAACGCAAGACCCTGATAAGATAATAGAGAATGTACATTTGATTTTAGCAACCTTATGCACTGATGAACGTGATATAATGGATAGGGCAAACGAGTTCCAAAACGATTTAAGTATTGAAGTGGCTTATCCGATAGCTGTTTTTTTTTGCGCGGTTATGCTGAAATTTCATCACGATATGCCAAACTATTTTCAGGAGGAGGAGTATCTACATGGTTTAGCTTGAAGTGGGGTTGGTATGATGTGATAATAAAAATGGTAGGATTTGAGAAAAGGAATGAGATATTTAAAACACCTATCTTTGAGTTCCTTAATCACATGGCGTACTTGAAAGATGTAGATATATTTAAAACGGATATAAAATGAGTGCAGAAATAACAGAGATAATTGCAGGAGTATTACAAGAGTGGTCACTTGATAGAGTTAATAATGCAAAGCAGTTATTAGTTAAGCAAGGCATACCCGAAACAAGTCCACTTAATCAATCTATCTTTACAACTGAAGTTAAAGTATTAGGACTTAATGTAGGTATTGGATTTAATGCAAATAACTATTATGTGTTTATTGATGAGGGTGTAAAAGGATTAAAGAACGCAAGACCAAATAGTGGATTGTTTAGTTTTAAACATCCGTTCCCAAATAGGGAAATGATAAAAAATATAGGCGACTATGTAGCAGCAAGGGGAATAATACCAAGCGGTGGAGGTAAGTCAGTAACGATACCTAAAAAAGATAAGGCAGCCATTGGAATAGCCTTTGCAGTTAAGCAGTTAGGTATAACACAGAAACCATTTTGGAAACCAACCTTTAATGAGGCAGCATTTAACGACTTAGCATCAAGACTTGAAGATGCTTTAGGCGAAGATATTAATTTGACTTTGACTATTGAGTAAAATTTATTTGTTTCATTTTCAATAGGTTATAACTAATTTAAAAAATAAATAATATTTAATTTTTTTATTCGGATTATTCATACTACTTTTGCTCTATGAATATCAAAGATTTAAAAATAGGACAAGAAGTTGTAAGAACAAAAGGTTTAGATATGATTGGTGCAATAGGTATTGTTTTATCAATAGATAATACTAACAATAAAGTAAGCGTAGATTGGGGACACATCACAACATCTTTAAATGTAAATTCAGTTGAGCCAACTTCAATACCATACAGAATACAAGAGGCTAAGAACTACATACACAAAGGTGTTTATAAAATTCAATACCAAAAATACATAGCATTATAAAATTACATTAACCCCTCACACGAGGGGTTTTTTGTTGCAATAAAAAACAATTAACTTTGTTTTATAATTGTGGCAATTACAATCAATCAACAACCGAGCGGACTTGTTTCGGCATTTAATCACATTGACTTTTTAGTTGATACAGATAATACTCAACCGATATTTAGTTATCAGATTAAACCAATAGTATCAGGTCAGGCTATTGCTCAGTATGTTAAACCTAAATCAATCTATGGTGATAAGGCACACTTTGATGCACAAAGGACTATTCAAAACCAAGTATCTTATGATATAAGTGGAATAGTAAACAACACAACTCAAATATACAAGGCAGCTAATGTATTTAAAGAGTTTTACATTCAGTTTGCAGAACTATCAGGAACTACTAATACGAATGTGGCAAGTGGTTCGCCCGTAAATAGTAATAACTTAATAGCAGTCAACACCGCTTTTGAATATGAAGACACTTTTAAGACTGATTATATTCGTGATTATGTAATAGATGCATTTGCTAATAAGTATTTCTTAACGGGCCTAAGAGGTGCTGACATAAGAATAGGTACGGCTGACTTGTTTGAGTTAGGTTTTATGCAAGACTCAGGAAGTACGGCTGCAGCTAAAATACAGATTAAGACTTATGGTTTTAATGGTTCGTTAATTGGTACTTATGTAAAAAACAATACCTTTACGGGAACAACTAATACAGATGAGTTATTCTTATCTATCAATGTAGGAACGGGTAGTATTAACAACTTAACCTTAACAAGTGGCTCACAACCAATTTACACCGATGCAGTTGATAAGTACACTATACAGATATTAGATACCATAAACACACCTACAAGCGAACTATTAACTTTTAAAGTAGATAGAGATTGTTATAAGTACACACCTGTACGAATATTTTGGTTAAACAAAGTAGGTAGATTTGATGCTTATAACTTTAACTTTGCAAATGATAAGAGTTATCAAGTTACTAAAGACTTTTATTTAAAACAAGGTGGTGCAGTAGTTAGCAATAGTTTTGTTCGTTCAAGTTATGAAACAGGCGACACAGCATTTAACACACGAATAGAGAGTAGCATTAAATTAAGAACCGATTACATAAGTACGATAGAGAGTCAATGGATTGCTGAGATGGTTAAAACACCTTTAGCATTTATCTTTCAGAATGGCAAATTATATCCAATTAAAATATCCACATCATCGTACACTAATAAGGACACCCGCAAAGATGGAATGTTCATTGAGGAAATAGACGTGCAATTTACCAACGCAAGTTATAGACAAAGATTTTAATGGATAGAATATTAGAAATAGGGGATTATCAGATAGAGTTGATGGATGAGGATTTAGTACCCGTTACTAAGTCAGTGTACGATGTTCAAGACCCTAATCAAAGGAAGTCGCATTTTACCAAGACAATCGTATTGCCATCAAGCAGAGTAAACAATCAAGTGTTTAGTGGTTACTTTGATGCATCAATGTTTATCTCAAGCAATGTTCAGTTTGACCCTTTCTATAATCCTACTAAAAAAGTAAAGGCTACATACTATGAAGATAGTTTGCCTGTTATAACAGGTTATGCTCAGTTGACAAATATTAATAAGACTAAAGAGTTAATCGAATACGAACTTATTATCTATGGGGAAAATGCTGACTTCTTTAAAACGATTGAGGGGCGTAAGATGTCCGATTTAGATATGTCCGATTATGACCACGTTTATACAAGGGCAGTGATTGAGTCAAGTTGGAGTAATGCAAGTGGTTATGTTTACCCTCAAATTAAGAATGGTAGACAGACCGATGTAATGACTTCTAATGGGCAACTTCAAGACTATTGGAAAGTAGGCGACTTTGATTTATGGTTTTTCGTTAAGACTCTTTGGGATAAGATATGGTTAGATGCTGACTTTAGATACTACTCAGATTTTATTAATAGTGAAACATTTGAAAAACTAATTTATAAAGGTAATTCAGATGGCATGACAAGACCTGAAAGTGAAGTCAATCAATCATTAGTTAGTTATGATTTAGCAACAAGTGGATTTAGAGCGTATCAATCTAATTGGACAACAACATTTATTTATGCAAACAATGTTTTAATATTTGACACACTTTTACAAGATGCTAACGGGGACTATGACGACACAACGGGAATATTGACACCACAAATTACAAGTGAATATGACCTTAATATTTTATGTAGTCCACAAGTTAAAAATGTAACGGGTGGCTCAGTACCAAGTGGGACTCAAGTAAGATATAGAGTTTGGTTAGTTGACGACTTGAATAGGGTTGCAGTTTCTTTTAATGAGGTGGTTTCAATACCTAGCGCATTAGGTAACAATGGGCAATACCCTTATGGTAAATTATTTAGTGCCGTTAATATTAGATTAGATAGCGCAAGAAGTTATAAGTGGGTTTTCTTATGTACTACAATAGGGTGGGAGGTTACAATAGACTCAGCACAAATGAATGTCTTTTTAAATAAAGATTACGGAGTAGGCGACATAGTAAATGTAAATAGTTTACTAAGTCAAGAAATGACTCAAAAGGATTTTGTAATGGGTTTAGTTAAGATGTTTAACTTATACATTGAACCTTACTACTTTAAAGCGAATGACCCTAATAGTGGAGGCTATCTAACCTACTTAATTGAACCGAGAGATAACTACTATACTTCAGAGATAATTGATTGGACTTACAAGATAGATTATAACAAAGAGTTTACAATTAAACCAATAGGTGGAGCTAAAGAAAAGTTTTTTAAATTCACTTATGATTTAGACAAAGACTACCATAACAACTTATACAATCAAAGAACGGGGCGAACCTTTGGCGATGTAACTATTGATGTACAAAATGATTTTTTGCAAGGTACTAAAGAAGTAAAGATACCTTTTAGTTTAATGTTGTTAGCTACTAATTACAAACCCGTTGACCAACAAGTTAGACCATTGCCAACTGATTTACAAAATGATGTAACTCAGGGAATGAGAAATGATAAGAGTAAGCCTAAAATATTATTTTATAACGGACTTACAACGGGAGATAGTTGGTACTTTGGAGATGATGCTTTTGGAACGGGTGGATTTAGTACAGAGTTGCAATATCCTGCGGCATCAACTTACGATACATTAACAAGTCCTGACTATGACCTTTGTTTTGATACACCTCAGGAGTTATACTATACTTTTCCAAATGGAACTATAAATGTAACTAATCAAGGACTTTATAACAAGTTCCATAAACGTGGACTTGAGGAAGTAAACAATAAGAATAGTAAGATGCTTGAATGTTATGTCAACTTAACCCCGTTTGACGTACACAATTTAAGTTTAAGACCGATATATGAGATTGATGGTAATCACTATCGACTTTATGAAATGAGCGACTATAATGGAAAAGAAACCACAAAGTGTACGTTCTTAAAACTAACTCCTATTGATGCTTTAACTAAAACAAGTTCAACAACTCGTGGAGGTCGTGGAAGTGGTGCATGGGGAACTAATCCAACTTTATGGAAAGATACGGGCAACTTAGATGACAGAGTTACGGGTGGCGAATTGATAGGACAAAAGAATGTATTAACGGGTGGTGGCGTAACTTATATTCCACCTGACCAAGCTAACTTAGTATTACTTCAATATAGATACCTTTCAATATCAAGCAATCTTATATTAACGGGTGGCGAGGGTAGTCCTTTATATTTATTTGCAGATACAACAGCAGGAAACATCACTATAACAATGCCTGACCCTGACTTAAATACGGGTAAGTTATATGTGGTAAAACACCTTAATACATCACACAAAGTAATAATTAACAATTTTGATGGAACTTTATTTGAGGAGTTTTCAGGTAACAATACACACGACTATTTAATGGATGGCGGAATAATAATAAAAATAAGATAATGGCAAAAAATGTACAATTAACCATAGATATAAAAGGTAATGACTCAGTTGGGAAAGCGGCTGAAAAAACCACATCATTAAGAACCGAACTTAAAAAACTTAAACAAGAGTTAGCTAGTGGAAATTTAACGGGTCAAGCATTTGATGAGGCAGCGGCAAAAGCAGGGAAATTACAAGACTCAATAGCAGACGTAAATCAAAGAGTTAAAAACTTAGCAAGTGACACAGGCAAACTTGATGGGTTTATTGACATAGCTACGGGTATAACGGGAGGTTTTGCTGCGGCTCAGGGTGCAATGGCACTCTTTGGAGATGAGAATGAGGAAGTACAAAAACAATTAGTTAAAATACAAGGGGCGGTAGCATTATTAAACGGGGTTCAACAAGTAGCAAATACCTTAAATAAAGATAGTGCTGCAATGACTCAGTTGCAATCTGTTAGGCTACAAGTATTAACATTTATACAAGCACGTTACACCGCTGCTGTTGGTGCTTCTACGGGTGCAATGAAGATAATGAGAATAGTGGGTATGAGTTTAGGTATTGGACTTATTACCGCTGCTATTGGATTATTGATTGCTAACTTTGATAAGGTCAAAGCAGTTGTAATGAATGTAGTTGATAGGTTTAAAAACTTAGGCTCAGGCGTTAAAAACATTTTATCGGTAATGTTTCCATTTATTGGAGTCATTAGGTTAGTTTATGCAGGTTTAGAAAAATTAGGTGTGTTTGCTGAAACGGCAGCGGATAGATATGAGAAGTTAGAAAAAGCAAACCAAAAGCAAAGCAAACAAATGCAACGTGAGATAGACTTAATGGAGGCTCAGGGTGCAAGTGCAAGGGATTTGTATTTAGCAAAGCATAAACAATTAATGTTGGATTATGAAACAATGGAGGCTAAAAGAAAATTAATTGGTTTAACGACAGAAGAACAAGAAGCGCAAAAAGATTTAGCTAACTCTATTAATATACTCAATGCTGAAGAAACTAAAAGAATAAAAGACGATGCTGAAAAACAACAACAAGAAAGAGATAAAGCAAATAAAGAGGCACAACAAAAAAAGAAACAAGAAAACGATAAAAGAATAGCAGAGGAAAAAAGAGTTGAAGATGAAATAAAAAAACTAAAAGAGGATGAGGCTGAAAAACAAAGATTAAGAGGTAAATCTGATTTTGAATTAGAGTTAATGGAACTGCAAAAACAAGCAGAGCAAAAACTTGAATTAGTCAAAAATGATTTAGAGGCTCAGAAACTAATTAGGGATAATTATGAAAAAGATACGGCTGCTTTAAATGAAAAGTATAGACTTGAGGCTGAGGCAAAACAAAAAGAAATAGACGATAAGAAAACAGAAGACGACAAGGCAAAGAATGAGCAAAGACTTGCAGATGAAAAAGCCTATGCAGAACAAACAATAGCAGTCACTCAAGCAATAGAAGATAGTAAGATAAGTATAGCACAACAAGGCGCACAATTACTTAATCAAGTTGCAGGACAAAGTAAGGGTTTAGCATTAGCAGCCTTGGCAATCGAAAAGGGTGCAGCAATAGCAAGTGTAATTATAAACACTCAAAGAGCAATAGCAGGTTATACGGCAGCGGCAGCTCAAAGATCAGCATTAACGGCAGGTGCTACAACTGCATTTGATACGGCATTAGCAGCTAAACAAATAGCAGGGGCAAAGATAAGCGCAGGTATTAACATAGCATCAATAGCAGCAGCAGGGATAAATGGTGCAAAAAATATATCAAGTGGTGGCGGTTCGGGTTCAGGTGGTGGCTCAGTACAACCTCCCAATATAAGAGGCTCACAAACATCAAACGAACAACCTACTCCACAACCTACTAAGGTGTTTGTAACTGAAACTGATATAAGGTCAGTAACAAGAAAGGTAGATGGTATATTTACCCAAGCAACTATAATATAAAACAAAAAACCCCTCGAAATTGAGGGGTTAATTGCTTATGAAAAACGATTAAGCTAAAAAACAATGCAAATATAATACTATCACTTTCAAATAACAAGGCAAATTTAAAAAACAATAAAAAAAAATTAAGATTGTTTTATGTATAGATGGAATTGCCAATAATCGAATTAACGCTTGAAGAGTTGGAACAAGGAATTGATGCGACTGCATTGGTAGAAAATCCTGCAATTCAACGTAATTGGATGACTTTTAAGGAGCATAAGTCTTACGAGTTCAAAACACACAACGAAGAGAAAAGAATATTAGCAGGTGCTTTAATGGTGGCTGACTTTCCAATGTATCGTAACATGAATGGCAAAGAGTTCTTTGTTAAATTTAGTGCAGAAACTATTGAGCAGTTGGCAGATAGAATGGTACTAAACAATAAACTTACCGCTTTCAATTTCGAACATGATGCTAAAAAAGAGTTGGCAGATATGCATATCCAACAATTCTTTATAATCAATACTGAATTAGGTATGGACACTCCAAAAGGATTTGATACTTTACCAAATGGTTCTTTATTCGCTTTTGTTAAAGTAAACAATGAGCAAGTGTGGAATGATTATGTAAAGACAGGAATTGTAAAAGGGTTTTCTATTGAGGGCAACTTTGCAACTAAAGAAGAGTTTAGTGAGCAAACATTTTTAAACGAATTTCAAACAATTATAAACATGACAGATAAAAAAATCGCTACATCAAAACTCGATGAGTTAGTAGCAAAAGCAAAATCACTCTTTTCTGAAGAAGTAAAAGAAGAGATTGTAAAAAAAGAAGAGGAAGTTAAAATGGGTGAGGCTAAACTTACCGATGGAACTTTAGTAATGTGGGAGGGAGAATTGTCTGAGGGTACTATCGTTCTATTAGAAGATGGAACTGCTGCACCTGATGGCGAACACACTTTTGAAGATGGAACGGTCATCAGCATTGAGGGTGGTCAAATAGTTGCTTATGCTGAACCAATCACAGAACAAGAAATGGCAATCCAAAAACTAACTGAAATGGTTACTAAATTAGAAACTGAAAACGCTGAATTGAAGTCAAGTTTTGAGAAATCAATCAGTGAGTCAGTATCTAAAGTAGAAGAAAAATTTAGCGCACAAATTAAAGAGTCTAACAAATTAACTGAAGATGTTTTGGAGTTAGTTAAGACCTTAGTTGCTGAACCTACTCAACATACTTTCAATACGCAATCTAAACCTAAATCATTCATTGATAGTTTAGCTGCTCAATTCAAATACGAACAA